TTGAAAATGCTTCAGGATTTGCTATAACAGTTATTAATACTAATAGTTATAGTTTTAATTGTGGAAGCAATGCAACTATAACAGAAAATGCAGGAGGAATGACGGCTACAGCAGGACCCGTTACATTGACACCATAATGGCAGGATTTACATACACAACATTAACACAAGCAATACAAGATTACACTGAAGTAGATAGTAATGTTTTAACTTCTACAATTACAGATCAATTTATTGAAAATTCAGAATTAAGAATATTAAGAGATGTACCAATTGATGCATATAAAAAACAATCAGTTGGTAATTTAGTTACTGGTCAAACAACAATAAACGTACCTGCTAAAACTTTATTTGTAAAAGGTGTACAAGTTTATAATTCAACTTCTGTATCTACAGGAACTAATTCTTGGTTAGAAAAAAAAGATGAATCATATTTACAAGAATTTGCACCAGCAGAAACATCTACAGGTTTTCCAAAATACTATGCTATGTTTGGTGGAGCAACTGGGGTAACCGATACTACATCAGGAAGACTATTTTTAGCTCCTGCTCCAGACGATACTTATGTATTCAAGATTCATTATGAAGCTATTCCAGATGGATTATCTGGTTCTAATGCTACAACTTATATTAGCCAATACTTTGGAAATGGGTTATTATATGCATGTTTAGTAGAAGCATATGGATATTTAAAAGGTCCAATTGATATGTTGACACTATACGAAAATAAGTATAAACAGGAAGTTGAGAAGTTTGCTGCAGAGCAACTTGGTAGACGTAAAAGGGACGACTACACAGATGGTACTGTTCGTATTCCAGTTCCTTCACCGTCACCGTAATAGGAGAAAAAAATTATGGCAATTACATCAGCAGTTTGTTCAAGTTTTAAACAAGAACTTTTACAAGGTAAACACGATTTTGATTCAGCAGGTGGAGACACTTTTAAAATTGCACTTTATACAAGTTCAGCAACTTTAGGTGCAGCAACAACTGACTATTCAGCAACAAATGAAATTACAAATGATGCAGGATCTGCTTACGTTGCAGGTGGTGCTACATTAACTAATGCTGGAGTATCATTATCTTCAACAACTGCATTTACAGACTTCGATGATGTTTCTTATTCATCAGCTTCTTTCACTGCAAACGGTGCATTAATTTACAACACAACAACAGATGGTGGTACTGGTACTACTGAAGCAGTTTGTGTAATAGCGTTCGGTGGTGACAAGACTGCAACTAACGGAACTTTCACAATTCAATTTCCAGCAGCAGACGCAAGTAACGCAATCCTAAGATTAGCATAGGAGTAACCCATGTCGGGATGGGGTCGATTTACCTGGGGTCAAGCCTACTGGGGTGAAGACGAAACTCTTGCTACAGGTTGGGGTGCAAAATCCTGGGGCGCTGGTGAGTGGGGAAATCTTGCAGACGAAACTGTTACATTAACAGGTCAATCAATATCTTCAAACGTTGGATCAGTAACTATTACAGGTACTGGTGTTGTCGATTTAGTTGGTAATCAATTTGTATCTAATGTTGGATCATTAACTATTACTGCTAATGCAGATGTTTTACCTTCAGGTGTTTCGTTTACAGGAAATGTTGGATCACTTACAACTGAGATAGGAGTAAGTGTTGAACTATCAGGTCAAGAAATTGCAAGTGCATTAGGTGTTATTACTCCTGCAGATCAAGTAATAGGTCTGACAGGTTTAGAATTTAATGTAGAACAAGGTACAGCTGTCGCACCAAACGAAGATGTATCATTAACCGGAGTTGAATTTACATCAGCTTTAGGTACACCTACAATAGATGTGGTAACGGTTGTCGAACCAACCGGCTTAGAAATAACTTCTGAACAAGGTACAGCTATTGCACCAAATAATGCTGTAACATTACAAGGTCAAGAATCAGAGTTTACTTTAGGTCAACTTATTGGACTAGGTTCATCAGTCGTTAATTTAGAAGGTCAATCTGTTACATCTACAGTTGGAAGTATTGATCCAGCAGATCAAGTAATGGGTCTAACAGGAGTTTCTTTAAGCTCTAGTGTAGGATCAGTAAGTGTTGACGATCAAGTTGTTGGATTAGAAAGCTTTGAAATAACAGCTTCTGTTGGATCTCCATTTATTATACATTATCAGGATGTTGACACTGGCTCCAATACATCATATAACGGAGTATCAACAGGATCAAATACAAGTTATTCTAATGTTGCAACTGGATCAAATACAAGTTATAGTGACGCTGCATAGGAGATAAAAATTTATGGCATCAACCTACAATGAACTAGGTATAGAACTTATGGCAACTGGCGAAAATGCCGGTACATGGGGAACTAAAACAAATACAAACTTAGATATTATTCAACAGGCTATCGCAGGATATGTTGCTCAAGCAGTAACTGACGGTGGTACTACAGCTTTAACAATTACAGATGGATCAACTTCAACATCTGTTGCAAGAAATATTGTAATAAAATTAACAGGTGCACTAACAGGGACATCAACTGTAACCGTACCAGACTCAGTAGAAAAATTATACATTGTAGAAAATGCAACAACTGGTTCTCAAACAGTTACATTTAAAACTGCATCTGGAACAGGTGTAAATTTTACAACAACTGGATTTAAATTTTTATATTCAGATGGAACTAATATAAATGAAATTTCTTTAGCTTCACCTCCAGGCGGAAGTGACAAACAAATTCAATTTAATGATAATGGTTCTTTTGGTGGAATCACTATGGGAACTTCAGGACAAGTTTTAACTACTGATGGTACCACTGCATCGTTCGGTGATATTTCTGGTGGTGCAGCTTGGCAAGCGGTTATTACTGCTGATCCAGCAAACGCTGTTGCAGGTAATGGATATTTTTGTAATACAACTAGTGCAGCATTTACAGTGACACTACCAACGTCTGCATCAATTGGTGATTTTATTTCATTCATTGATTATGCAGGAACGTTTGATACTAACAATCTAACCATTGGCAGAAACGGACACAACATTCAAGGTACTGCTGCAGACTTGACTGTTGCTGTAGAAAGAGCTGGATTTACACTTGTGTACGTAGACGCAACTCAAGGTTGGCTAATAAAGGATAATTAATAATGGCTAGCTACAAACAGTTAGTCGGAACTCGGGTTCAAAATTTCTCTAATGATCCTGATAATCCAATTACAGGACAACTTTGGTACAACCAAACTGCAGCAGAGTTCAGATATCAGGAACAAGTGGTAGGCAATGCTTGGGCTACGGCTAATTCATTAAACGCTGTAAGAAATAATATAACGGGAGCGACTTCAGGAACTCAAACAGCTTCTTTAGCTTATGGTGGATTTGATGGTGATCATAAAGCATTAACAGAATCTTATAACGGAACATCTTGGACTGAAGTTAATGATTTAAACACTGCAAGAAATAACGCTGGTGGAGCAGGAACTCAAACATCTGCATTATGTTTTGGTGGATATACTGGAAGTGATTCAGCTCTTAATGAATCTTGGAATGGTACGTCTTGGACTGAATTAACAGATCTAAATACAGCTAGAAACGGTTTAGCTGGAGCAGGAGTAGATAATACTTCAGCTCTTGCTTTTGGAGGTGAAAGCGCTCCTACAGCTGCTCACGCTGAGACAGAATCCTGGAATGGATCTAGTTGGACAGAAGTCAATGATTTAAATACTGCAAGAGATGGTATAGCAATGGGTATTGGTACACAAACAGCAGCTTTGGCTGCAGGTGGAAACTCAGATCCTAGTCCTCTAACAGAATTAGCAAACACAGAATCTTGGAATGGTACAAGTTGGACAGATGTAGCAGATTTAATTACAGCTAGAAAAGGTTTAGCTGGAGCAGGGACAAACACTGCAGCTTTAGCTATGGGTGGACGAACACCTACTGTTGTAGGAACAACAGAAACTTGGGATGGCACAATTTGGGCAACAACTGCAACTATGAACCTTGTGCAATCATTAAATGCAGGAGCTGGGTCAAACACTGCAGCTATATCATTTGGTGGTTATGATGGAAGTTCTCCAGGTAATGTAGGCACTACACAAGAATTTAACGCAGGCATTAATCTTGGAGCCTGGTACACGGGTGGGAATTTGAATACAGGTAGAGCTTATTTAGGAGGAGCTGGTATTCAAACAGCAGCACTTGCATTTGGTGGACTGGTTGATCCATTAGGATCACCAAGTGTAGGAACAGCAAAAGTAGAATCTTACAATGGAACAGCTTGGGCTGAAGTAAATGATTTAAATACTGCAAAATATCAATTAGCAGGAACAGGAACTCAAACAGCTGCATTAGCAATAGGAGGAGAACTTATGCCTCCTGGTGCAGTAACTGCTGAAACTGAATCTTGGAATGGATATGTTTGGACTGAAGTCAATGATTTAAATGCAATTAAAAAGAATCTAGCAGCTGCTGGGACTCAAACAGCTGCATTAGCATTTGGTGGATTTCCAGGGCCTAATAAAGCAGAAACAGAATCTTGGAATGGAACTAGTTGGACTGAAGTGAATGATTTAAATACGGCTAGAAGACATTTAGCAGGTTGCGGAACACAAACATCTGCTTTAGCAATTGGAGGTATAGTTACAGCAGTTACAGCAGTAACAGAATCTTGGAATGGAACTAGTTGGACAGAAGTAAACGACTTAAATACTGCAAGGGATGCTGTAGCATCTGCAGGAGTTGATAACACATCTGCATTAGCTTTTGGAGGTAATCCAGGTGGAAAAGCAAACACAGAATCTTGGAATGGAACTAATTGGACTAATGAAAATGATTTAGCCACTGCAAGAGGTTGGTTAGGTGGAAAAGGAACTCAAACATCAGCTTTAGCTTTTGGAGGAGTCCCAGGATATGTTACAGCAACCGAAGAATGGAACGGCACTGGACAAATTACAAGAACAATAACATCAACAACTGAATAAGGAGGACAACTATGGCAAAAACATATCAATACTGCGTAGCAGAAAACTGGGGGAAAGGCTTCATTGACCACGTTGAGTCAATCAAGATTACTTTCAAAAGTTTTCCTGGTAATGTTTGGCAAGTTCCCGCTTACAATAAGCACGCCAATCTTTGGATTGCAAAAGTAAACGGAACTGTTA